CCAGACCGAGATCATTCAAACGAGACGCCGGAATGCCGAGCGCAGACGGTATCCGTCCTTCATCTCCCGGGTTATTGTTCAGGAAGTCCTCAACAGCGTTCCGAACCTGCTCGTCACTCCAATCTGAAGCCTCGTTCTGCTCGAACAGGCTCGCATTCAGGAAGTCACGCAAAAAAGCAGCGGTCGGCATGATGACGTTTATCGGAATATCTATCGGCGGAACGTCAGGAACGACAATCTTCGGAACGATCGGTAGCTCCATCTCACCCCTGAGGTCGGCGAACGCCAACGCCAATGCGTCCACATCCAAGATCCCTGTGGCCGCGAAGTGCGCCATGATCTGCTCAAGCCGCTGCACGACAGGGTTCGAAGCCCCAAGCGACTTCTTCATGTCTTCGATACTGCGGGTCAAGGTGCGAAGGTCGAGCCCCCCACCGGCTGCCATGTCAGCCAGCGCCTTTTCCATCTTCTCAACCGATGCGACGTTGTCGTAACGAGCCTGAAGCCGTTCAAGGTCTGTCGTCATGGCATCCATCGTGCCGCGAGCGATCCGCTCTAACTCCTCCTGCTCCTCAGCCAACCGCTTCGTTTCTTCGGCCAGCCGCTCCGTCTCCTTCGCCGCCGTCTCGATAGACTTGCCGAACTCGTCCATCAGGTTCTTGAAGTGTTCTAACCCTTTGACGTTCTGCGAGCCCCACGCATTCGCTAACTCAACCCCGGCTGCTCCGCCTGCCTCGCGAATGCCCTCCAGTGATCCGTGAGTAGCGAGAAGCTCACGCTGATATTTGTAGATGACCTCGTTCGCCGCTTCGAGATCCTTCCGGCCCTGCGACTTCCCGAACATGCCAGAGAAGAAACTACCAACCTTGCCCACAAGCGGAGTAAGCAACTTCCCGGCCTGCGAGCCAAGCAACGTCCCGATGCCGGGCAGGACAGAGCCGAGGGCGCCACCGATTGTCGAGCCCAAGGCTCCGGTCAGCTTCGATGTTGCCTTCGTCACAAGTCCACCAGCAGGGTCAAATATCTTACCGAAGATGGAACCACCGATAGCGCCAGCGACATCGCCGCCGCCGGTGATCGCCGACATGATGACGTTCGGCATGTCCGACAGCGCACCCTTGATCGCTCCGAGAGTGCTTGGAATTTTATCCGGCGCCAACGGCCCGAAAAAATTCATCATCTTGTCGTGATCCGACAGGTTCAGAGACTCAACGAATTTCACCAGACCAGCAGATCCCATCGCCATCACCGGGGGAACCTGAATCGCTTGATCGAGGAGTCCGCGCAGACGCGGTGAGGTCGCGTCTGCGAAGTTCGCCATGGTCTTCTGAGTGCTAGACAGAAGCACCTGCATAGCTGACCATTCCTTGTTCATGAACTTCAACTGTTCCGCCGCCTGCTTCATCTCCTCCGTAGTCTGCGGTAGCGTGTCGCGCACCTCCTCGAAGTGAGCAACGATCGCCGCGCCAGCAGGGCCGAACAGCCGATACTGCTCTATCACCTCATCCAGCGTTTTCGCGTATTTGTCGATGTTCCCCTGCGTCAGCGTAGATACGCCGCCGACCGCTTCCACCGCCTTCTCGAAAACCTGCGCCGCCTCCAACCCGTCCTTGCCCATCGAGTCAGCTAACGACTGAACGGCCTTGCTCATATTTTCGGCTGCCGCCGCCGTCTCCTCCATCTCGTTCTTGAGCGCAAGTGCCTCAGCAGCCAGCCGAGCCGTTTCCGTGGATGACCGGATGAAGGCCGGGCCCACCAGCGCCAGCGCCGCCGATACGCCGTTCGCAGCGTTCGATGTCCCGCTGATGAACCCCTGCATGTCGTCCTTCGCTCGCATAGACGATGCCGCGACATCCGACAAGAACTTATCCACTACCGGCAGGACGCCACCGAACAAGTTCAATACACCTAAGAACGGATTCGCCTCCGCAACAGCCGCTGAGGTCGCGCCACCGTAGTCGTCAGTGGAAAGCTTCAGCTTGTCCAACTGCTCCATGATGTAGCCAGCAGATTCCGCGAATTGATTGAACTGTATGGTGGCCTCCGTTGCCACGATCGTTGCGAGGCTGGAGAGAATCCCACCAGCGTCTTCCGCCGCTTCCTTGATGTCACCCAAGCCGTCCGTTGCGTATAACACTCCCGCCGCGAGCGCTACCGCCGCAACCGTCAGGCCCACCGGACCCGTCATGACCGCCACCAGCCCGGCCAACATGCCCGTAGACGCCGCCGCCGCCGTCCCGGTAGCTGCCAGCCCTGCCGTTGCCGGTCCAGCCGCAGCGACAGCCGTTGCGCTCGCGCCTGCCCACAATCCGTAAGCCGTGATAATCGGCCCAAGGGCCATACCAAGCATGCCCACAGCGACCAGCAACGGGCCAATCGCCGCCATCAGGCCAAGCACACCGATGATCACGATTTTCGTCGTCCGACTTGATTCTGTGAAGCTCCGTGCGAGCGACTGGAGCCGGTCTATCGCCGGGTCCATCGCATCCACAAGTTTGAGGATCATCGGAGCCAGCGTCCCACCAATCTCGATACCAAGGTCAACGACCTTACCCCATGCCAACGACAGCGCCGCCGAGAAGCTTTCCAACTGCTTCGCCGCGACCTCATCCGTGATACCTGCCGCATCGCGCAACGATGACTCGTAATCACGAATCGAGCCCGACAAACCTACCAAGGACCGCGTAGCCGAAATGGTCTTCGAGGTGAAGCCGAGAGACGCCAGCGTGGCATTCTGCTGCTCCGCCGACATTCCCAACAGGTTCTTTTCGAGGTCTTCCGTGATGTCCGACATGTTCCGGAAATTGCCCTGTGAATCGAAGACAGCGATGTTCAAGCGCTTGAACTCTTCACCGTTCTTCATCACGGCCTTCTGCAAGTCCCGCGTGACCATGTTGAAGCGCTCACCGGCCAGCGTCCCCTTGATGCCCTGATCGGCCCATGCGGCAAGCACAGCGACACCGGATTCGATGTCGATGTTCAACTGCTTCATCGCGTTACCGGCCTTCGTCGTCAGAGCGACAGAGAACTGTTGGACAGAAGCATTTGCAAGGGTGTTCGCCTTCACCAGCACGTCGCTGACGTGCACCATGTTGGCCATGTTCTCCACGACATCATCGCGAATCGTCAGACCGAGGGCGCTCTGTGCATCCGTCAAGAGGTCCGTGGCAAGCGCCAAGCTGAAGTTGCCAGCCTGAGCGAACGAGGCAACCTTCGGCATCGCCGCGATCGATGACGCCGCATCCAAGCCAGCCGACGCGAGGAAGAAATACGCTTCCGCCGCTTCCGTGGCCGAGAATGTCGTGGTCCGGCCAACCTCACGGGCAGCGTCCGACATCTCGCCCTTCATCTGATCGGACACGTTGCCCATGATGGCGGTTGAGTTGGTCATCGCCTGATCGAAGTCCGCGAACGCCTTGACAGACGCCACGCCGAACCCGACGATAGGAGCCGTAAAAGCTGCCGTGAAGCCAACGCCGATGGTCCGCGCCGCTTGCCCGAAGGTGTTGACCTTGTTCGCCAACGCCGCCATGCGAGCCTCAAGCGTCTTCACAGGAGGCGCCATAGACCGCAACGCGGCTGCCATCCGTTGCATATCTGCCGGGATAGGCTTGCCGGTCAGGGCCAGCTTCGCCATAGCCGCGTCCAAGACTTTGAGTTGGGTAGCAGATTGGGATGCCGTCAGGGTAGACACGCCCACTTTATTGATTGCCGCGACGACGTTATGCGCTCGCTGGATCAACGGACCGCTGTTCAGCGAACCCGCCAGCTTGCTCATCGCCGCCGTCGTGGTCGTGATCGCCGAGGTGCCTTCCGCGAGCGTCCGGCGAAGCTCGGAAAGATCCCCGGCGATCCGAACGACCATGCTGTTGCCAGCCATTACGCGCTCACCTCAGACAACGCATCCTCAAGCGCCTGCTCTAGCGCTCGTTGGAATGCCTCAGACTCCAAAAGCGCCGAGACATGAAGGAAGGGCGCCGCCGTCATGTGGATGGTTCCGAACTCCAGACCGATGTCAAGGTTCGGCCACGTATCCTCAGGCGTATCGACGAAGACAACGAAGCCGTTGCCGTCGTTCGCTCGCTCTTTTGTGATGGCCCGAGCCGTCCGGCCAGTCCGGCGCCTGACACGCTGCGCGGCTTCACGCACGATGTTATCAGCCGCCTGCGAAGCCACTTCATCGACCAGTTTCGAGGCGCGGTCGCCGAGCTTGTCAAGGGCATCGAGCGTGGACTGAACGCCCACGACTTGCACACTCAACATTCCCGGCATGTGACCACCCTCCCTAAACTAAGCCGTCTTCCTGAGCGAGCGAGAAATCAATCTCACGAACGAGATCGAGCATCTCCGACTGAGGCAACTTCGCCGTGTCGGTCGCCTGCTCGTAGGCGTTCCGGACTGACACATACTGCCGAGCTTCCAAGATCTCCTCGATGATGCCAGAGGGTAAGTTCTGATACTCCCGCCACGCCTGCGAGGGCAAGCAATGGAACTCCTCGCAAAGCCGACTCACCCACCAGATGACGGGCATTGGTCCCTCACCGCGCAAACAGCGCTCAAGGAACCTCAGTCGTTTTTTGGGCCGTCCTCCGAAAACAGCGATGGCTTCGCCAGCGTCAGGATCTCCGTGGCGAGCCAGTCACTCACGTCGCCCTCGATGTCCGTCAGCACATCCTCGTCCGTGTGGTCCTTATCGAATGTCCAACCGGTGATCGCCGAGCGGAAAAGAACCACACGATCGAAACCGTCAGTCGGGTCACGCTTGATCCCCGCGACCGTCTCCGCCGGACCGTCTTCGGCCTGATCCTTCGGCGCCGTCTTCACGCCGGTAAGCGCCTGAAGCTCTGTGATGAACGCCGGTCCACCCATCTCCTTCACCGCTTCGATCGATGCCTTCTGATGCGCGGTGGCCGCTGCTTCCAAATGCTTCGGCGCCAGCTTACGGATAGTGATGGTGTGATCGGGGAGATCGGGAACGACGAGGATTTTCGTGACGAGAGAGGCGAAGATACTCATTGGTGTGGCTCCGTGTGATTAACGGGCTCCGGTGCCATCCCCGACAGGATTGTGGGGGATGGGTCCGGAGCCACAGAATCTACGCTTGCGCTACCGTCTTACGACCACGTAGCGGTGCCGGTGGGCTGGATGACTGCCGAGAACTCAGTCAGCGCCCCGTTCTTACCCAATACCTCATACGACACGAGGTAGGTTTCGACGGTCATGGTTTTACTGTCGCCGAAGACCATCACGAGCGTTCGCGTGGAATCCTGCGGACCGTCGTCAGGCGCGATGAAGACGACGTGTGGCCCGGTCGTGGCCGTCGTGTCGAAGAATCCCGTGACGGTCACAGGGTCCATTTTCATCAGGCCGGAAGGCGTTGACTCTTCCCACCCGTCCCCGAAGGCGTGGGATGCCTGCATGGCTGAGGTGATCTTCGCCCCGCTCATCGTCAGGACATGCCCGGTGATGACGCGCCCCGTTCCGCCGGGTCCGTCATCGTAAGTGATCGTGACTGAAGCTGATCCGTATTTTCCGGGCATCGTTGGGCTCCTCTCCCGCTCGCGGGAATGTTAGAGCCTCAGACGGCCAACGCGGCAGGACTAGTGCGGCGAGAGTGGGCCGAGACGTAAATTGTCTGAACGCAGTAACTATACCGTGTTTGGTCCGCGAAGGGAATCACGAATTGCACGAAGACCGATCCATGTCTCAATCTTCTGCCTGAGCGCCGTGGACAGCCGCATTGCAATCACCGCCTGATCACGCTCAGCTTCGTCCTTCGTCCGCATAGCCGCCCGTGTCGCGCCTTCGACTTCCTTCACCTGCGCCAGTAATCGAGCCAGCGCAGGGTTGTCGAGATCCATCAGGACGGAAGCGTTCTACAGAACCCGGCGAAGACACCGATCGTCCCCGAGCCTGTCACATTGCCATCGTAGGCCAGATACCGATCAACGGTCCCCGAAACGGTGACGCGCTCCGCAACCGGGTCCGATACCGAGTCCGTGAACGCGACCAATGTCGCGTAGGTGATGTCGTCCGGCGAGTCCTGAATTGTCCCAACGAAATTCGTGAAGCCCGAGCCCTCCGTGTTCTGCTGATACCCAACGCCGCCGTCTGCGGTATTCGCCCGAACGAACGTCCCTCCGGTCCCCGCAGACACCGACGCATCCACCGCGACCGAGAAGGTCAGCGTGTCGATTACCGTGGCCGTCTGCTGGCCGTTGATGTCTGCATTTGAGCTTGACACACCGGCAATCAAGATGATGTCGCCGGAGGTCAACCCATGAGGGACAGGGCAGGTCACAACCGACGGGTTCGCCTGCGAATTCGAGGTGATAGGAATGACACGCTGCTGCGGGTCCAACGTGTAATCAACCGGCGTAGACTGTGTATCCCAATCGGCGGTTTTCGTCGCCAACGGCTGGAGAATCTGCCCACGGTCAAGCTGCCCAGAGATCGTGTATTCCACGTTCGCCTTCGTCAACGAACCAAGCTGCGCCAAGACCTCGTAGGCGCCCGTGAACGCGCCGATAAAGCCGATGAACATCTCGCCGATGGTAGCGCCAGCGAACCCGGCACAAACAGTCCTCACGGTCGCCTGAGGCGTCGTGGGGACGCTGCCGGAATGTGCGGCGTGTGTCTGAAGGGCAGCCGTATCGAAGAACCCGCCATCCTGTGACAACTCCGCTTTCGACAGCCCGGTTGGCAGGTGCGCTTCAGCGGAGTCCCCGAGCCCGGTGACATCCTCCGTCATGGCGGTCACTTTGAAGCGCAAGCCCTTGAGCTTCGCCGTGATCAAATTGTAACCGTCAGCGAAAAAGAAAACGCTTTTCCCGCCGTATTTACCAGTCGCCATGCTTAGCCCCTCCCGTTATCGAACACGTCCACCCGACCGGCTATTCCCGAAACAGCCCTCAGCGGCGTCACTGGCCTCACCGGAGCCAATTCTGGAGTTGGCGACACGGCGCCGAGTCGCGTAATTTCTCCACGAGCCAGCCGCAACGGTATCGACTCCGCAGGCATGTCCGAGCAATCGCCGCCAACGTCCACGCGCTTGAACGTAACCTTCGCACGGTCTTCAGGAGTGAGCTTCGCAATCCCACCCGCCGCGAGGACCAACGCCAGAGACTCAGCGTTCGCGGGATACTTGAACTGTCGGTTAGCGCGGAATCGGTCAGTCATGGCGTTTCATTCTCCCAAGCGAAGCCGCAAACAGCGCAGAGTATGTGCGGAAGCCCAAACCCACCGGAAGCCCGACGCTTGTCCGGCCCCGCGTTACAGTTCGGACACGGCTGCTTTGATGTCCCCTGCTCTGTGATTCTTCTGGCCGGGCGCCCGTCCGGCGCCACGATAGCGCCTGCGCGACCCGCTTCTGTCATTGTTCCACCCAAACGGTAAAAAGGGAAACGATTTCGTGAACCTTGACTCCGTGAAGCACTTCATCTTTGACTGTGACAGAGCGCCGGTATGTAACACGACCGGCCTGTGAAAAGCCCGTCACCGTCAGCGCCGCGTCCTTCAGCAGCGCCACGGCTTGCCGATTGATGTCCTGCGCCTGCATCATACTGCCGCTGTCTGAATACGCATGTGTCCGGAGGTCAAGTTCCGGTAGAGTCCCCATCCCGAACCCACGAAGGTCGCGCTCGTCTAGGATCTCCATCAGCATGCACGGGCGCGGTGTGTCCTCCGGAATGTCATCGAACAGACGACCGCCGATAGCGGCCTGAAGCGTGGCATCCTGCAACACGCCGAACACCGCCTGAAGGACCGGCGAGGCAGCCGTGAGATCCCCGGAACTCACGCGCCGACCTCCGCCGCTTCAATGAACTGCCATGTCCGGCCATCCTCGAACGGAGGCAGCCCGGTGATTTCGAGCGTCTTCGTGAGGGCTCCAAACGGCGCCGATGGAGTCCACAGCAACCGCATCTCCGGCGCCAACGTCGCGTTTACCCGAACCCGGAAGCGATACGCCGTAGACGACTGCACCGCATCGAAGGCGTGGCGCTCGCGAGCGCTCAGGGCCATCATTGCCGCCGGGATGGTATCGAACGTGCGCCATGGGACAACCTTCCCGCCCTGCGCGTTACTGGCGTAAACGACCGTCATCGAACCTGTTCCGGGAGTGTCCAGAGCGTCAGAGCAAGTGAAGGTAAATGTGAGAGTCGTTGGGACAGTCGCGATCTTCCACTTCGCATTCCAGCCAGTCGTTCCCGTGGTGACACCCGCGATCGTCACATAGTCTCCAGCGAGGTATCCGTGAGGCTTCGCCGTCGTGCCGGTCGCCGTCGTCGAAACCCGCGTCAGGCTCGAAAGGGTCAGCGACTCAACATCGTTCCTCTGCACCAGTAACCGCTCGCGCATCGCGCCAATGTCAGTCCTCACCGTGGAGCCCATACCCGGAACGCCCGGTATATCTCATTCGCCGTCCCCGGCACATGGCGTGGGGAAGCCGCGCCGACCGACAGGTTCTCCCGCATAGAACTGCGCGTGGCGATGTCCAGCAGGATGCCGTCCTTCAGCATCGCCGGGACATCACCGGCTGCGCCATAGCCTGCCGTGAATTGGACTGTCACATCGTTCGCCTGCCCATACAAAGACGGCCACGCCTCATTGTAGGCCAGCGAAATCTTCCCATGCTGAGCGAACGGACCCGCCGGTATCTCCACAACATACTTCGACGCCGCGAAGGTCTGCGAAGCCCCGTCTGTGTCGAGATACGTGATCGAGCCCACCGAAATCAGCGGAGGCTTCGGCAGGTGGATATACCCGCAGGACGGGAAGACATCGAGCACGAGGTTCCAGACCTGCGTGATAAGCGCCCGGCGCGATACCCGCTCAGCCCGAAGCCGACACGAAGACAGCCACCGAGTAATCTCCGGGTCAGCCGTTGTGTTGGTAGTCGGAGGCGCGGCGCCGAGCGCACTGTCCGCGATGTTGTCGGTCGTCGTGATGGTGGTATTGTCCGCGACCGTCACGAAGAGACCGAAGACCGCGCCACCCGCCGAGGTCCGATAGCCCTTCCGCGAGGTGCATGCCGAGCCGCCGATCGGGACGGACACCGCGACCTTGCCATCACTAGACTTGTCCGCAACCGTCACCGGCGCCGAGATGTCGCCAGCCGAGGTTTCCCCGTCAGCAGTCACGAATGTCCACAAGTATTTGTGGATACCGTCATCGACTAGGCCAACGCCAGCCGCCGCGAGCACAGCCGTAGGCGCCGGGGGAACCGGCTCGCCTTCGCTTGAATTCAGGAGAAGCTGCCGCCGGGCCTCAGCGACAGTGACCGGCTCAGTGGCCGGGCCGGTGACTAGGCTTAACATGGGCCTGCAACCTTAGACCCCAAGAAGGACTGAACCAAGCTCGTGTAGCTGGCTCACCTCCGCCGCTGTAAGCGCTTTCCCTGTCACGAAGGGCAGAGCGATGCGCCCGTGGAACTCGGCGACTGGCGTGGCCGTCACGCCGCTGCAACCGACCGTCAGCGGCGCCGCCGTCGCTTCCATCGCGACATACGAACCCGTCTCCGTGGTCGAGCCGTCATTGACCAGCGTTCCGTCCACATACAGATTGACAACAGGAGACGCCTGACCGCCGTCGTATGACGCCAAGGCAAACACCCATTGCCCGATAGTCAGCGCGTCGTCGCTGATGGCGATCTCCGAGGCTGACGCCGACGCATCGTGAAGCTCTAGCGACAGCTTTCCGTTGCTGTCGATGAAGAACCGCCACTCCTCAAGATTACCAGCGGAGTCATACTTCGCCACGATGACATTCGTGGCTATCGAATTCGGGCAAATCCATACCCCGACAGAGAATGCCGAATCGTCGGTTCCGTCCCCGAAGCTGTAGTTGGCGTGGTCGATTCCGGCCAGATGATGATCGCCGGTCGGGTGGAAGTGGTAGGACTGCACCAAGCCCACATGCTCGTAAGGTGCGAAATCATCTTCAAGCGCTTCCGCTGCGCCTGACGTCTCCGACGGTATCAAGTCGCCGACTGACAGGCCGGACACCAAGACACCGGTTTTCTCCATAAACGGCCAGAAGCTCGGAGTAATCGTGCCAAGCACCGCCATGAAGGTGTTAACGATCGTCGGAAGCTGCCACGGACCCAATGAACTCATTTGCGAATGTCCAATCCTTCAGGCGCGTTTTCCAGTACCCAAAGGTGATATACCGCTTTACCGTCCACTAGGCTGCCCTCAGGCGGAAACATCTGGACCGCCCATTGCCCCGGGTATTCCACCATGAAGCGCTCCCACACCTCGCGCCACTGGAGCGGAGGGTAGCCCGGCGCGAATATCTTTATCTGGCGAACCGGCCCGAGTCTGGAGGCGGTGATTTCGTCACGCGCCTCCAGAGTCAGAACCATCAGCTTTAGTCGTCAGCCGACGCCGTGCCAATCACGCCGCCAGACTCCGCCGCCACCTCGATGTTCTCGCAGCGGAACCGAGCGATGCCGTCACCGACCAGCGCCGCCGCCAGCGTGGCGAAGTTCCCGAAGACTAAGCAATCTTCCGCGACACCGGTCGTGCCGGTCAAAAGCTCGAAGCCGGGCTCACCCGCGTCCGTGACGAAGGTGCAGCGCCGAATCCGAACGCCGGTCGAAAGCGTGGTGTCCCCGTTGATGGGCGCGACCAGAGCCGCACCTGCCATATCGAAGTCACCATCCTCGATGACCACATCATCACTCGCGCCCGTCAGCTTCACCGCTGCCACGCAGCCAGCCGCCGACGCATGCTGCCGCACCTTGATGCCGCTCACCCGCGTTCGGGAGCACCCGGCCTTGATGTCGATCGCCAACACGAATTCGTCCACACCGGCGCCGTCCTCGCCCGGGAGAACCTCGATGTTCGACAGCGTGGTATCGAGCGCCGCCGCGTTGACATCGATACCGATCGCGACGATCGTCACCGACGGGAGCAGCCGCACATTGTCGATTGAACACCCGCTCGCCGAGATGTCGATACTGGCGTTCGCGTGGTCGAAATGCACTTGAGGAGTGACCGAGTCGCTGCCCACACCGATGACCGCCACACCAGCGATGTCCATCGCCACCTGTGCGTTCGCGATAGACTCCACATGGCCCGGCATAAGGTAGACCACATCGCCCTTCGATGCCGTCAGGAGGTCACTGGAGAATGCGTAGGACAGTGACGCGAACGGCGCGTCAGGGTTCTTGCCGTATCCGGCGCTATCCGTGCCGGTTCCGGAGTGGACGAAAAAGATTTCGCCGGGATGCTGTGCAAAATCGGCGATCGTGAAGACGCCGCCCGACTGTTGACGAGAGAAAAGGGCTGTTCGCATGTTCAGGGTTGTCCTTTGTGACATGGCAGCAGAGCAGCCGAAGCTGCCCCACTGACGAATACCGAGTTACCGGAGCCTCTTACGCG